TACCTTTACCTGATGAAGATTTTATAATTGTACACAATGAAGCGAGTATTGGTAATTTTGATATTAATATAAACACAAATCTCAAAACAATTTATATTACAAAAGATTTGTGTGATAATATGTTTAGTTTGATAGATTTATTTTTTGTTGCAAAAGAAATACATTGTATTGATAGTTCTGTATTTCATTTTGTTGATAGTATAAAGTTATTTAATAGTAAGCTATTTTATCATAATGTAAGAAAGAATAATCAAAATTATTTTCAACCAGATAGTAAATGGGATATTGTCAATTATGAAAATAGTTAATAAAGGATGGGGATACGAAAAGTGGATTGTCAATAACAAAAAGTACTGTGGTAAACTTTTATACTTTGTAAAGGGTAAAAAATGCTCTTGGCATTTTCATAAGATAAAGGAAGAAACTTTTTATATTCAATCTGGAAAAATATTATTAAATGTGGGGTGGGATGATAATATAGAATTTTCCGAAGAGATAATATTAACAGCAGGAGATAGCTACCATATTAAACCTGGTTTAAAACATCAAATGACGGCACTACAAATAACTGAAATGTTTGAGTTTTCAACAGAACATTTTGAAGAAGATAGTTATAGAATAATAAAAGGCGACTAATGAAAATATTAACAATGAGCGTATGGGGCCAAGATAGAAGATATATTGAAGGTGCTAGACAACAAATAAGACTCTGTAATGAATTTTTCCCAGGGTGGATTATAAGATTATATTCAGATAATATAACACCTTATGAATATATGCGACCTTGGTATGATATAGAATTAATTGAAAGAAAAGATGATAATGGTGTCTTTTGGAGATTTGAACCTTTATTTGAATCAGATGATAATATAGTAATTGTTAGAGATTCTGATGGTAGGATAACAAAAAGAGAAGCTATGGCTGTAAATGAATGGTTAGAGTCGGATAAAACTTTTCATACATATAGAGATCACGAGGCTCATTTTGAATTTCCAATTATAGCTTGCGCATTTGGTTACAAAGGCAAACTACCAAATAATCTTTTTAAAGAAATGATGGAATTTAAAAATAAACCTTTTTATTATACAAATGATCAAGTGTATTTAAGAGATTATGTTTGGCCATATGTAAAAGATAATAGTATGATTCATGAATGTACTGATGGTTGGTTTAAAGAATCAAGAGAAAAATTAATTAACAGATATTCATTTTGTGGCAATGGATATAATGAATATGATATGCCTCTTTATGCTCCCACATTAAAAGAATGTGCTGGTTTTGACCCATTAAGTATTGATTCAAAATTTAAATTTGATAAAGGATTATTTAATGAATAAATTTGAACCAAAAGTTGCAATTATTACACCAACAATAGGCACAAATCATTTAAAATTAAATATTAAATCAGTAGAAGAACAAACATATCAAAATTTTATTCACTATGTAGTTATAGATGGTCCAAAATTTTACGATAGTGTTTTAGATAATTTTAAAAATAATGAAAATAGAAGAATAATAAGTTTACCTGAAAATACGGGTCACAGTCAGTATAATGGTCACAGGATATATGGTGCTTTTCCTTATTTGACAGATGCTGATTATATTATTTATTTAGACGAAGATAATTGGATAGATTCAGGTCATGTTGAAAATTTAGTAAAAGTTGCTAAAGACAATGACTGGGCATTTTCATTTAGAAAAATAGTTGGACAAGATAATGAATTTGTATGTAAAGATGATTGTGAAAGTCTAGGTAAATGGCATACATGTTTAAACGAAAAAGAGTTCTTTTTAGATACCGGTTGTTATTTTTTACCTAAATCGCTAGCTGTACAATTATCACCTGCCTGGTATAGGAGAGCTAGACATCCTCAAGAACAACCTGAAGTTGATCGTTTATTAATGCAAATACTTTTACAAAACAAGTATACTTTTGATACCACATATGAATATACATTGAACTACAGAGTTGGTAATAGAGATGATTCTGTGAGAAAAGAATTTTTTCTAAATGGTAATAAAATAATGATTGAAAAATATAATGGAAAGTTACCTTGGAAAAAAGTTTAGAATAATATATAATTAAATTTTATTATGGAGTAGTATATGAAAGTGAGTAGCGACACGTTACAAGTATTGAAGAACTTTGCATCTATCAATACTAATATTGTATTTAAACCAGGTGATATTATATCAACAATATCAAGTGCAAAGAATATATTTGCAAGAGCACAAATTAAAGAACAAATACCAAATCAGTTTGCTGTATATGATCTTAATTCACTGCTTGCAATGATATCTCTTGTCAATGATCAAGATGTTGATTTTGGAGATAAAAGTTTACAGATATCAAGTCCAGCTGGTATGTTTGAATATTTTTATTCAAATCCAGAAGTAGTTACTGCAGCACCAGATGGTGAGATACAACATAACGAAGTTTATAAATTTAAACTTACTGCAGAAGATGTACAAATGTTGATGAAGGCAGCAGCTATAACTGGTGCACCAACTATATCAATTACTTGTCATAATCAAAATGTGACTATGTCTGTTGGTGATAGAAAGAATAAATCTTCTAACACATTTTCAAGAGATCTTGGGTCAGCATTTGATGAATTTGATATATTCATTGCTGTAGAAAATTTGAAAGTTATTCCAGATGCTTATGATGTCTCAGTAGCAAAGACTCAGAAAGCGAAGTTCTTACACTTCAGACACGAGTCTAAGGACCTACAATATTGGATTGCTGCAGAGCCAGGGTCTAATGTATGAGCGAAGAATATCTATGGGTAGAGAAGTATAGACCAAGAAAGATTGATAGTTGTATCCTATCAAAGGAACTAAAGTCATTCTTTAAAACTATCATAAAAAAAGGTGATATACAAAATATGCTTTTGTCTGGTACAGCTGGTACTGGAAAGACAACTGTTGCAAGAGCGTTATGTGAAGAACTTGATTCAGATTATATTGTAATTAATGGTTCAGAAGAATCTGGTATAGATGTATTACGAACAAAGATTAAACAGTTTGCATCAACAGTTTCATTTACGGGCAATACAAAGGTAGTTATCTTAGATGAGGCCGACTATCTAAATCCAAATTCAACACAACCAGCTTTACGTGGTTTTATAGAAGAGTTTTCAAATAACTGTAGATTTATATTTACATGCAATTTCAAAAATAGAATTATACAACCATTACATAGTAGATGTACTTCTATAGACTTTAAAATACCAAAGGAAGAAAAACCAAAGATAGCAGCAGGATTCTTCAAAAGAGTATTAGATATACTTACTGATGAAAATATACCATTTAATGAAAAGGTAGTTGCGAAGGTTGTAGAAAAACATTTCCCAGATTATAGAAGAATATTAAATGAACTTCAAAGATATTCTCATTCTGGTAACATAGATGAAGGTATACTTACAAATATTGTTGAAGTTAATACTAATGAACTAGTAGAATCTTTGAAACAAAAAGATTGGAAGAGAATGAGAATGTGGGTAGTTAATAATTTAGATAATGATCCACAAACACTCTTTAGAACAATATTTGATACAATTGTACCGTTAACAAATCAAGTACCACAACTTGTACTCACTATTGCTGACTATCAATATAAAGCAGCTTTTGTGAGTGATCAAGAGATAAACTTAGTTGCTTGTTTAACAGAAATAATGGCTGGTGTATCAATTGAAAAATAATATATCACCTTTTGAGTTTGTTAATTCTATAAATGATACAAAAGTAAATATTATTGTAGATAAGTGGTCTGAGGAAGAATATAATCCATTTATTGTAAACAAAGCATTATCATTTACACCTGACACTGTTATATATGCAAATGAAATGAATTCTAGACCACACTTAGGAAAAGCACTACAGTACAATTTTCTTATAAATATCGTTAGAAAGAAAAAAAGATTTAGTAAATGGATTAAGAAAGAAAAAATAGAAGCCATTGAAATTGTAAAAGAATATTATGGTTATAATACACAAAAAGCAAGAGAAGTAGTTTCTATTCTATCAAAAGAACAAATAGACATTATAAAGTCTAAATTATATAAAGGCGGTAAATGAAACATGAGTTTTTTAATATTGACATAGATGGTTATTATCCTTTAGAAGTTACACTTTCCCAATCTGATGATTTTTTAAAAATAAGAGAAACACTTTCACGTATTGGTGTAGCTTCAAGTAAAGATAAAGTTTTATATCAAAGTTGTCATATCCTTCACAAACAAGGGCGGTATTTTATTGTTCATTTTAAAGAGTTGTTTGCTCTAGATGGTAAACAAGCTGATTTAACAGAAAATGATATTGAAAGACGTAACACTATAGCTAAGCTGTTGTTAGATTGGGGGTTACTAAGTATAATTGATTTTGAATTGCACGAAAACAAAGCACCGTTATCACAAATAAAAATTATATCATTTAAAGATAAAGATGGATGGGATCTGCAATCAAAATATAATATCGGTAAAAAACGATAAATATTTCTGCTGTGCCAAATGGGCAGCATTTTTTGAAACTCGCGTAAAGGAGAAAACATGAACGCATTAACTAACAATCCGTTTTTTAAAGACTTTGATAAATTATTCATTGGTTTTGATGATACATATAATAATATGACAAAACTACATGATGAACTTACAAAGAACATTCCAAATTACCCACCATACAATATTAAACAAGTAGAAGAAAACCATTATGTTATTGAATTAGCATTGGCTGGTTTTGCAAAACAAGATTTGGATGTTGTTTTTGAAGATGGTAAACTAACCATATCAGGTAAAGCAGCAGACGATTCTGATAACTTTATTTTTAAAGGTATTGCTAATAGAGCATTTACAAGATCTTTTGCACTTGATGATACAGTCGAAATAAAAGATGCTGAAATGCTAAATGGTATGTTAAAAGTATTTATGGAAAAAATAATACCAGAACATAAAAAAGCTAAAAAAATAGAAGTTAAGGACAAAGCTAGTAATGTGAAAAAACATTTCAAAGATAAAGAATTTCTTACAGAGGAATAATGAAGTTAGGTAGTGTCAAGACCAAGCGAGGTGACTGGCTATTGAATGCCAGCACTTTGCAAGGTCAAATATTAATAATTGGAACACATTTAAATAGAAGTTATAGTTTTGTTAAAATATTCTACAATGAAGATGATGCTTCAAGTTACATTGCTAAATTATCTGTAACTAAGGTATAATAAAAGAAAACATTGGAGGTTTTATGAATTATCAAAAATATATTATCGTAGCTATCACCTTTGCTATACTTATGACTTTTAGTATTAATCAAGCATATTCACGTACTATCACAATACCCGTAATAAGTGTTCAACCTATGGAAGTTGCTGAAGCTAGACTAGTTAAAGGAACTATGTGTAGACCTATAGTTACTGGATACAATAATGGTAGAAGAGGTACTGATTTTGGTCAAATTATTGGTGGTGTTATTGGTAGTATGATTGGAAACAGTAACAGTGATAGAAGAGTTGGTACAGCTGTAGGTGTTATGATAGGTGGTAGAATAGGTGAACAATATAATTCTGCACCAGGTGTTACATACAGACAACATTGTGGTGAAACATATTCAAATCAAGTTCAAAGTGTTATACAAGGATATAAAGTAACATACAAATATCATGGTAGACTTGAAACTGTTATTTTGGATTATGACCCTGGATCTTATATCACGTTAGAAACAACTACGAGAGTTAGATGAAAAAAGAAGCTATTAAAGCGTTAAAAGCACATGCTCTGGGTGAGATTGAAAAGCACTTATACAATATGGAAGTTTTATTGAACAATCCACAAGGTATTGCTGAACACCCAGATCATATCGAAACATTACAAAAAGAGATTGATCAAATATCAACACACCATGAAAGACTATCTGTTATTGGACATTATTTTCAAGTACGCTAATTGGGGATAATTTTTGTGATGTATATAAGGATAGTTTTCTTTATCAAGTAACTTTCTTGCATACCTAGTAAACCGTCCATCACCAACCACATTTATTCTGAATCCCAAATAACCATAAGATAATATTAAAGTTTTATAAATCCAAGGATTAAGTATTATTTCCTTACAAAAAGGCAGCTTTAATGTTATCCATTCATTTGTTGGTGTAATACCATCATTATATATTTGTGATTTAGGATGAAGGATTTCAATTATATAATTATTTAATGTTAATGAACAATCGTCAGTTATTACTATTAATTTTTTTCTGAGTGCCATAATATTATACTTAATGCTGATATTTGATTTAATGCTTCTTGTGGATCTCTTTCGGTTACAGGAAAGCAGCCTGAATCTTTATAATTTTTTTTAATGTGTAAACATTGAGAATGTGTGTTATAAACATCAACTAAACTTACTGTAGATGGTGATGATAAAAATATACATGCCCAAAGTATTTGATTCATTTAATCCAATTCCATACCGCAGCTTCTGTCTTATATACGCGTGTATTAAATTTACATCCTCTCTTATCTTTTATTCTTTCTACCCACTTAAATGCACCATCTGAATCTTTACATTTGTAATAACATGTAATAACTTGTTCTTTACCTAATTGAAACTGTTCAAGATGATTCTCATCAAAGTATTGTAATGTACATTCATAAATGTCTTTATTTGGCGGTACAAAAAATTTTGCATTTGTTTTAGCATGTAATCCAAATATACTAAAAATTGATATTATAAAAATAAAAAAAACTATAACAAAAAATATTGATATCAAATAAATTAATTTGCCCATAGTTTATATTTTTCCATTTTTAAAATAGTTTCAAATGCCTTTGAACTATTATATCCAATTACAAAACCTAAGCCAACATACAAACCAAAAATAGGTAATAGTGTCATTTTTGTTTTCCTTTTAACTGTTTTGATTAATAAAATCTTCTGATTTACTGAATCCATCACAATTTATTCTATGACCTTTTGGAGGTTTAGCTTTATCGTAATGTAATTGATACCACGATGCAGTCATAATTCCTGAAGTAATTAATAATATGGTACCATGGTCATCAACAACTTTAAACTTTCTTACTGGAGGTAAGTCTACATCCATCATTATTTTTTACTCATCCATGCTGTAACACCCATAAATGCACCAGCAACACCTGCAGCTGCAATAAAGTATGTTGGTGCAATAGTTGCTAACAAATCAGCAGACTTAGTTAAACCAAACCATTCACAAATCATAATACAAGCTGGATAACTAATCATACCAACTAAAGCATACCATGCCATCATTCTTTGATGTTTTTGTCTTCTATTCAATCTTTCTATTTCTTCGATTTCTTTGATATCATTTATTTCATTATCAGTTATTTCACCGTCGTCGTCAATATCATATTTTTCTAATACTGACCCTGGTTGTAATCTTTTTCCTTGCGTTGTTTTTGCTTTAACCATTAAATTTCATCCTTTGTTTGAAAAGCTGGTGCACTCATTATGAATTCAATTGACCACCACATAAACCAAACAGTGAATGTTATTAGGACACCTGCTATAATAAATTGTTTCACTATATTTAGAAATTTCTTTTTTCTTCTCATTTGCTCATATATCATCTTCTCGCGATCGGCTTTTATTTTACGACGTCTCTTAATAAAATCTTTGTAGCCATCAAGTCCAAGATGGTGAAGCTCACCCCATGTGAACATATGACGTATGTCCTTTTCCATTTCTTCTATTTTCTTTTTAGCAATGATTTGGTCAAATGCTTCACTTGTTTCATTCTTAGCAAAACCTATTTTTTCAAACATTCCTGGTTTCTTCTCTTCCACATCTTTTATACATTCATTTAAGTCACTAACATGCCCAGCCCATTTTGAAAGCTGTTTATAAATATCTTCTGCATCCTTTCCTGCTTGCACTACTTTCTTTATACCAGTGAAAGCAGTTGTAGCAAGAGTTAAAACAGTTAATGGATCCATAATTCTCCTCTGCAGTTACGTTGTTTCAAATCATATAATAATCTATAATATAAGAATGATATTTTATACCAATGTATACCAACAAAACAAAACACTTTATTGTAGAGGTTATAAGGATGGAAAACAATTTTCAGGATCCATACCCTTTAAACCAGCAATCTATAGACCTACAAAACAGGTTACAAACCACAAAACAGAAGACGGTAAATATCTTGACGAATTCAAATGTGATAACATAAGACACGCCAATAGAGAGATTTACAATTCTCCAGTTAAATTATATGGTAATAAAAAATATGAATATCAATTCATTAATAAAGCATTTCCTGGTGACAT